AGAAAAACTACATTGACTTCTTATTTAACATTGATGCTAAAGTAATTTTAGATCACGAAATTCAAGTTGCTTACTAACAACATTTAAAAGGGAGCATAAAAACTCCCTTATTTTTTCACTTTTAATATTTAAAAAATATGGCAACAGTATGTGGAGAAATTAGTGCTAACATTACAAAAAGTTGTACTAATCCATTACAAGGAGGAACAAGAGATCGTGCAGTAATTATCAACTTTGATGATATTGCTTCAATCGCTTACAATGCGACAAATACAGAAATCGTTGAAGATATTGTTTTGGTTTCTGGAGCTTCAGCTTATCAGATTGATGGAAAAAACAATTCTATTGCACCAAAGGCTTCAATGGTTAAAGTTGGTTTCAATAAAATGTTTGATCAAACAGTTCAGATGAAAGGTTTTGACATCTCTCCTGCAACTAAATCACAATTGAATGCAATGAAGGATGGTAAATTTGTAATCATTACAGAAAACTACTTCAGAGGTACAGCAGGAGATTCTGCATTTGAGGTTTATGGTTTAACAACGGGACTTGAAATGACAATGATTGAACGCGATCCAAATAATGCAGATACACAAGGAGCATTTGATTTTACATTCTTCACAGATGTAAACAAAGAACCTCGTTTACCAAGTTCATTATTTGTAACATCTTATGCTTTATCAAAAGCAGTTGTTGATGGATTGTTATAATTAAAAATAAATCACTAATTTTGAAAGGGAAGCATTAAAGTTTCCCTTTTTTAGTATGAGTGAATTAGAAAAATTAATCGATAGAGTAAAAGGTTATGAATCAACAAAAAGTTTCTGGAGATCAAAACACGATTCTATTGAATTTATTGAAGCAAGTAAATTAAACAAAATATTAACTGGCATTCCATTAAACAAAGCTTTAAAATGTGAATGCGTTGAAGATTTATTTTTTATGTTAAAGTTAGAAAACACAAAACAAAAAGCAATGGAAAAAGTTAACAAGCAATTTCATGTGAAAAAAGGAAAAGTAATCATGTCATATGGAACAGATCAAATTTCTGAATATTCAACAGACGAAAAAATCATTGAAGCATTGAGAGATAATCCTGCTTTAATTAAGTTTTTAGAAAGCTATCCAGAGAATTGGAAAGAGATTGTTCAGAAAGGAATTAAAGTTGCTAAAAGAGTACGTAAAGTGGTTTCTGAAGTAAAAGAAATTGTTTCTGAAATAACAGATGCAGTTGAAGATGTAAAAGAAAGCGTTACATTAGTAAAGAAAAGAAAGCCAACATCCAAAAAATAGAATAAAATGGCAAGAATAAAACCAACAGCCGACAAGGTTGAAAAAAGAATTACTTCTTTGGATAACAAGTCGCTTGGTATTGTTAATTATGATATTGATAATCTATACCCTCAAAGAGTAAATGATATTGTCAATAATTCTGGAACTGCTGTAACCTGCTTAAGAATGTACTCCAAATATGTAATGGGTGGAGGTGCAAAAGATGAAACTTTTTACAAAGCAAAAGTCAATTCAAAAGGATTAACAGTTGATAAATTAATCAGAAAAATTGTCTGGAGTAAAGGAAAATTTAATGGGGTTGCTATTCATGTAAATTATAATGGATTACTTCAAATTGTTGAAGCTTCATTTGTTCCATTTGAATATTGTCGTTTAATTCCAGAAGATGATACTGAAAATGCAGGTAAAATTGGAATTTATGATGATTGGGCTAAAACAAAAAGAAAGTCAATCGATAAAAAGAAAATTGATTTCATTAATACCTACAATCCAAAAACAATTCTTGATGAAGTAGAAGAAGCAGGAGGTTGGGAAAATTACAAAGGACAAGTTTTATATTGGACTGCTGAAGGAATGGAATACCCATTAGCTCCTTATGATTCTGTACTTGAAGATATGATGACTGAAGGTCAATTGAAGCTATTCAAAAACAATACAGCTTCAAAAAACTTTCTTGCTTCACATTTATTAATAGTTGGGAAATCAGAATCGGATGAAGATGCTGAAGAATTTGATGATAATTTAAGAAGGTTTCAAGGTGGGGATGGAGCAGGAACATTGCTTGTTTTAGAACGTGAAAATTCAGATGAACAAATTGAATTGAAAAAAGTTGACATTCAGAATTATGATAAACTTTATGAGTACACAGAAAACAGTTCAAGGGATTCAATTATTAAAAACTTTTTGATACCTCCAGTTTTATTATTAAGAACAGCAGGAAGTCTTGGAACAAGTAAAGAAATTTCAGATGCTTCGGACCATTACAATACAATTACATATGATGATCGTTTAGTAATTGAAGAAATTTTGAAAGAAATATTTAGTAAATTTTACTACAATATTTGTCCTTCAGATGATTATTCAATTTTACCTTTGAAATATCGTAAAGCAATTGAACCAGAATACTTCCAATATTACACAAAAAATGAAATCAGAGAAAGTAATGGAGATATTGCTGCAGATGATTCAAAAAGCGATGTAACATTATTAGCAGTTACACTTGGAGTTGGTGGAACACAAGCTCTGACTTCTGTATTGTCTGATCCTTTACTTACAAATGAACAGAAGAAAGGTTCAATGATGGTTTTATTTGGATTAACAGAACAACAATCAAATCAAATGCTAGGATTATAATGGATGCAATGATAACTTTAAATGATATAAAAGAATACAAAAGTATTTCTTCAAATATCAATACAATAAAAGAACTTGATCCTTTTATTTTGGAAGCTCAAGATTTTGATTTACGTGCCTATATGGGAGAATCTTTTTATCTTGATTTTTTAGACGATTATTTCGCTTCTCCAAGTTTGGTTAAGTATTTCAGTTTATGGTATGGACAAGAATATGAATACGGAGGTTACAGATACAAGCATGAAGGATTACAAGCTATTTTAATTCATCACTCTTACGCTCGTTATTTATCTCATGCAAACGTTACCTCAACTCCTTATGGGATAGTTTCTAAAACTAATCAATACAGCGAGAAAGCAGACGAAAAAACAATGGCAAGATTAATTCAACAAGCAAGAAGTTCAGCAAGTGTATTTGAAGAACGAGTTACAAAATATCTTGATTGGCATTCTTCAGACTTTCCTTTGTGGAGACCTCTATGCAATAAGCAAAAAACAAGTTTTAAAAATGGTGTAAAATTTAGACAAGTATAATGAACAGCGACAATTTAATTTTAAGGCAAACGGATTATCCACCATTAATAAATAAGGATGATTTTTTAGATAATGCCGATTTCGATAGTAACATGATCAACATCTATGATGATTTACTTTCTTTATGTTTGACAAACGGAGTGATTGCTTATGATATTTCAACTGAATATGATGATGCAGTAATTAATTATGCAACTTATTCTGGTAAACTTTGGAAGTTTGTTAATCCAATTCCTGCTTCAAATGTTACTCCAGGAACAAATGAGCTTTATTGGTTAGAAGTTTTCCCAACTGAAATGGCACACAGAAAAAACTCTGATACTATTTTAGATGAAGGAGGAACAAACGAAGTAACAGCTTCAGAAATTCGTGCTTTTATTGATGCAGGATTAACTTCAACAACTAATCTATCTTTATCAGAACAAACAAATGTTTCTTTAAAAATAAATAGTTCAACTGGAAGTGATGTTACTTTATTAGGGGCAACAGAAACAACAGCAGGACTTCTTATTTCAGAAGATAAACAAAAGTTAAATCAATTATCTGGGATCAATTCTGGAGATCAAACTTTGGAATCATTAGGAGCTGAAGCAACAGCAAATAAAGTAATTGATTTTTCAGTAATTGATAACATTACTTTTCCAACAACAGAGGCAGTTGCAAATAAAATTACTTCAGATGTTGTTGATCTTGTGGATGCTCAATTAACTAATTATGCAACAACTGTTCAATTAGCGACAAAAGAAAATACAATTACAGCAGGAACAACGGATCAATATTGGAGAGGAGATAAGTCATGGCAAACATTAGATAAAACAGCAGTTGGACTTGGAAATGTTCCAAATACGGATGCAACAAACGCTTCAAATTTAGCTTCTGGAACTGTTCCAACAGCACGTTTAGGAACTGGAACAGCAGATAATACAACTTATCTTCGTGGAGATAATACATGGGCAACTATTTCATTATCTGTACCACAAGCAAATACAATTTATATTGATTCAGTAAATGGAGTTAATGCTACTGGAAGAGGTAGAATGGATAATCCTTATTTAACCCCTGAATATGCCTTATCTGATATTACAAATACTGGAACATTTACATTTAATTCTACAAATAATTCAAATGTATTAACAACTGTTTCATCAACTGCTAATATAAAAGTAGGGCAAACAATATCAGGTACTGGAATACCAATTGATTCAATAGTTAAAAGTTTTACGTCAAATACAATTACATTAAGTAGAAATGCAACTGCAACAAATTCAACTATAACTGGAACTTATGTTACTTTATATAAATTTGTATGTAGTGGAAATTTTTTAATAACTAGTAATTTAGATAAAGATGGGATAATTTATGATTTTGGAGATTCAGTAATATCTTTTGATGGAACTTGCTTTACTCCTGCTGCATCTAAAAAAACTAATTTTAATGTAAAAGGTGGTAAATGGTATGGTACTTCAACAACTTCAAGATTTATAAATGCTGCAAATGCAAGTTCTGTTGATTTTATATTTGAACCAAATTATTATTATTCATTAGGAACTAGTAGGCAATTAGAATTTAATGAAAATGGTTTATTTAAATTT